AATTAGTTAGCTAATCAGGTCTTATTTTTGCTCCACGCCTGTAATCGACAGTCCCTGCCGATGCTAGAATTTTTTAATTTCCTAACATATTATATATTTAATATAGACTCTTTCCTTTAATTGAATTTAGTGAATAATTGTCAAATTCACAGAAGCTAAAGACTTCTGTGTTTTCTTTGGTTTTCAATATAAATTTGGCAAATTGTTGGTTTGTTTGTATATTTGTAGAAATGTATAGTATAAATGAAGATTAGAAAGAAATTTTTACAATTAACAAAATTAACATATCCTTACGGAACTGAGAATTTTTTAGAAACATTCCTGCCCTCTGGATTTCAAATCGACAAATATGGAAATTATTACCTATCTATAGGTGATAATTATTCTACCATGTTCACTTGCCACTTAGATACATCTTGTAAGAATATGGAAATGGTTAAACATGAATTCTTTGGAAATTATGTAATGACTGATTGTAAAACAATTTTAGGGGCTGATGATAAAGCTGGTATGATTGTGGTTCTTTACATGATTGAAAAGAAAATACCAGGTCTTTATTACTTTTTCATTGGTGAAGAAGTAGGATGTGTTGGATCATCTGAGCTGGCTAATGCTTTTGAAAATAAAAAAGATTATCCACAAGAATTAGACAATATTAAAAAGGTCGTTTCTTTTGATAGACGTGGTACAAGTTCGGTTATTACAGACCAATTTTATGGCGTATGTTGTTCTAATGATTTTGCAACTGCTTTATGTCAAGAATTAAACGGAGCAAACGAAGGTTTATTTATGAGAATGGATGATACTGGAGTTTTAACTGATTCAGCACAATTCATGGGTATTATTCCTGAATGTACTAATATATCTGTTGGTTATTATGACGAACACACAGTTAAAGAAAAACAAGATATTGACCATTTATATAGACTTTGTAAATCTGTTGCTAAAGTTGATTGGGAGTCACTACCTGTTGTTAGAGAACCTCAATCATATACATATTACGGAAGTGAAGATTATCTTTTTGGGGGCGGCTGGGAAGGTTGGGATGAATCACCAGTTGATAGAAGTCCTGTATTAGATTCTGAATATTGTAGAGAACACTATACATTCGTTAAGACAGAAAGTGGAGAACGAAAGATTGGTTATATTTCTCAAACATGGATTAACCATGAGAAGTTACTAATCGCTGATATGTTTAAAAAACAAGGTAGAAATATCGAGGAAATTGATTGGGATGGTACTTCTTTGTGGGTCATAGACGGTGAGAGTCACCAAAAAGAGTATGTTGGTAGTAGAAGTGATTTGGTTGAGTTTATTGATAATATTACAATTATTCCAGTAGCTCACTTAAAATATAGCTTATAAGGGTCTGGGTTTTTATATTCTTTTTGATTTACGAGTTCAATTAACTGGCTGGGAGACAATTCTTTAGGATTCCAGCCTTTTTTCTTGCAATAATCTAAAAAAAATTTTTCTCTCAATAATTTTTGTGACTTTAGTGATAACTTATTCATATTACTATATAGTAAAAAACTGAATTTTCCCTGATTTTTTAAGTAAATTTTCGTATCTTTGTAATATGTTATTTAAGATAAAAGGCATATTAGACTTTACTCCACAAGATGTGACCAGAAAACATAAAAGTCAATCTGAGTGGAAATGTACCGCAATCATCAAAACTGATTGTGATATAGCAGATTACTATGCTTGGTTCTTAAAAACAAGGTTCAACTTAGTATTGAATAAGCCTTTAAGAGGAACCCACGTTTCTTTCATCAACGATAGAATGAACAAGGAACTCTTTATGGAAGGTTCTAAAATTTTCAATGGTAGAGAGATTACTTTTTATTATGAGAATCTACCAAGGAGTAGTGGTCAACACTGGTGGTTAAGAATCTGGTCTCCTGAAGCAGAAGATATACGTCAAGCTTTAGGATTAAGTAGAGATCCTTACTTTGGAATGCATTTAACATTGGGATATGCCAATGAAAGGAATATAGAACATTCTAAATATATCTTAGATTGTTGTAAGAGATTTGAATTGCTGAGTGGTGAACCAAGAAAAAATTTGGACGAATATGAAATCTATGAATAAATAAATTTAATTATTATGGAAAGAAAATTAGCAACTATTAGAAGAATTAATGAAATAAAACCTATCGAAGGTGCTGATGCTATTGAATTAGCTATTGTAGATGGTTGGAAAGTTGTTGTTGCAAAAAATGTTGGTCACAAAGTAGGTGACTTCATCATATATTGTGAAATTGATTCCTTCTTGCCTATTAAAGAAGAATTTGAATTCCTTCGTAAAACCTCTTATAGAAAAATGCGTGATCAAGAAGGATTCGCATTAAGAACAATTAAACTTCGTGGTCAAGTATCACAAGGTCTGATTATGCCTATTTACATTTTAAAACCACTTAGAAATGAACTCAATGCTAATATTGATCTTTTCTTAGGTGAAGAACTTTGTGTATCTGAAAAAGCAATCGGTTTAGATGTAAGTAAGGCATTAGGAATCATTAAGTATGAACCTCCTATTCCAGCTGAATTGAGCGGTAAAGTTAAAGGTTTTTTTCCTTCTTTCATACCTAAGACTGATGAAGAAAGAATTCAAAACTTAGCTGATGTATATGAAACATTCAAAGAAGAAACTTTCTATGTAACCGAAAAGTTAGATGGAACCTCTGCTACATTTTATTTCAAAGATGAAGTATTTGGAGTTTGTACCCGTAACTTGGAATTAATTGAAACCGAAGAAAATACTTTATGGAAAGTTGCAAGAAAACTTGACTTAGAAAATAAAATGAAATCTTTAGGTTACAATGTAAGTTTCCAAGGAGAATTAGTTGGTGAAGGAATACAAGGTAATTCTTATAAAATCAAAGGTCAAACTATATTCTTCTTCAATGTATTTAATATTGATACACAAGAATATGTTGGATTAACTGATTTTGTTAATACCATTCATGGATTGGAACTTGATACGGTACCTAAAATTGATACTAATTTTAAACTACCGGAAAATATTGATGATTTGTTGAAATATTCTGATGCAAAATCACAACTTAACCCAAGCTTTGATAGAGAAGGTGTAGTGATTCGTAGTTTGGATAGAAAAGTTTCATTCAAAGTTATTTCTAATAAGTTCCTGTTGAATGAAAAATAAAGATAATTAAAACAAAAAGATTTTATACAAATACAATTGTATAAAATCTTTTTTTATGCCGGAGTTACCAGAATGTAAAATAATGTCGAACTTTATTAATCAGAATTGCTCTGATAAGAAGTTTAAAAAAATCCTTCACGTTGAAAAGGGAAATAATCCTAAAGAATACCTAACTTCTGATTTTACTATTTCTTCTGATACTAATGGTAAAGAACTATTAGTTAATCTACAATTTAAAGATAAATCTGTACCAGTTTATGTATTCATGGGTATGAATGGAAATTGGAAATGGGTAGATACCGAAAATTGGAATGATACTAAGTATTGTAGATTAAGATTTGATAGTAAAGATGGTAAGTCTTTACTACTATACGGTGGTTATATGGGGCCTAAATATAAAATAGGAGAACCATTTGGTGGTGCTAAAAGAGGACCAGATCCACTTAAACAATTTGAAAATTTCAAGAATAATATATTGAATAACTTAGATAAAAAGGATTTTGATAAGCCACTTGGTGAGGTTCTACTTAATCAGAAATACTTTAATGGCATCGGAGCTTATTTAACATCTGAAATTTTAGGAAGACTGGATATAAACCCATTTACAAATTTAAAAAAATTATCTAATTTAGAATTAGATAATTTATTCAACATGATAGTAAAATGCTGTAATGAGTCATATCTTTTGGGTGGAGGTGAATTGCGCGACTGGATCAATCCTCTTGGTTATAATGAAATAGAAAAATGGATTAAATTCTATAATAAGAAAGATTTTTGCTACAAACAAAAATTTGGTAGTAGAAATATCTGGATACTAAATAAATTTAAACCTTAGATGATATGATGAGAGTTTTAACAGAACAAGAGTCTATAGAAAGTAATAAACAAAAGTTATTAGAAACTGATGCGTGGTGGTCAACACTTTCTATAAAAGAAAAAAAATCAATATTTGATTATCATAAAGATATGTTTAAACATGTCAAGTGTGTACATGAATTCCACTCTCTTAATTTCTATTCAACTAAGGTAGAACAATGTGGTAAATGTGGATATAGTAGAAACATAGAGGAAAGTAGAGACGAAAAAATAAATGATATAACATATGAATAAGGCAGATTTCTATTATAAAAATAATCTTAGAAAGATAATTGAGGAAGGATCTTTGGATTATAATCCTAGGCCAAAATATAAAGATGGAACACCAGCTCATACTAAATTTATTACTCAAGTTTTTGAGGAATATGATATTTCAAAAGGTGAATTTCCAATAACAACATTGAGAAATACTGCTATTAAAACTGGTATAAAAGAAATACTTTGGATATATCAAAAACAATCAAATTCTCTAAAAGATGCTATGGACATGGGTATTAATTGGTGGAATGAATGGGATATTGGTGATGGAACAATTGGACAAAGATACGGAGCAACCATCAAAAAATATGATCTTGTCAATACAACATTAAAATCTCTAAAAATTGATCCATATTCCAGAAGACACATCATTAATATGTATCAAGAAAGTGATTTGAATGAAACAAAGGGTTTGTATCCATGTGCTTATGAAACTATTTGGAGTGTTAGAAGTAATAATGGTGATTTATTTTTAGATCTAACTTTGAATCAAAGATCTAATGATTATATAATGGCTGGATATATAAATAAGATACAGTATGTTGCTTTACAGATTATGTTTGCTTCACATCTTGGTTATAAAGTAGGTAAATTTTGTCATTTTGTTCAAAACTTACATATATATGATAGACATTATGATGCTGCTAATGAAATTTTAAATAAGGATTCTCTAGATTTACAACCAACTATTGAGTTAAAAAGTCATCGTGATTTTTATGACTTTAATATAGATGACTTCCTAATTTATAATACGAAATGTATATCAAAATTGATATCAAATATAGAAATTGCTATATAGTTTTTGAGCAAGTTTGTGGAATTTAACCACATCCTCTCATATGGAATATGAGCGTGCAAACGTTACACCTAAACTGCATTTTAATATATATTAAATATTCATACCTATGTTTTATTTTTATGCCATATCCATTTATCTTGACCACATCCAAATATTCTATAATTACCAATTTCGTGCATTATTTCAACCTCAGTTTTTAATGGATCATATCCATTTTTCACCAATTTCTTTTTATTGTAATTGAATCTATGCCTTCTAATGCCATTAACTACCCACCAATAATTAACTGCACTTCTTTGTATAAATTTAAATCCTAATTTTCTATATAAATTACCATTAAATATTGATATATCGCTGTAAGATGTAATATCTTCTATATTAGATTTAGTTATAAAAAATTTAAAAATTTTAGAAGCTGATCCAATGACACTAACATTTAATTTATTACAAAATCTAATTAATTCATATTCTTTTTTACCATTTGTACTTCTCCATCCAAAACACATTAGACTAACTAATTCATCATTGTAATATAGTCCTATAGAATCACTAAATTTGGTATATCCTTGTATATGATTATCATTTAAAAATCTAGAGGTTATATCATTATTAACTTCTTTTATTATACATTTTCTAGCAAATATTTTGTTTTTGATAATTCCTATTTTATTAGATATAATAGATTTCAATATTTCTTTTCTATTTATCCAATCATCTTCCCAAATATGTATTAATGATATACCTATATTATCACATCTTTTTGTTTTTTCTATATGATAATTTTTATCTTTAAATATTTCAGAATGCCAATATAATCCATTAAATTCTATTGCTATTTTATTATCGGGTAGATATATATCTATTATCATCGGACTTATTATTCTACTTGATGATTCAACATATATACCCATTGACTTAATCCAATTGATAATTTCATCCTCATAAGAAGATCTATTATATTTTTTGATACAAGATCTTGAATGATCCGTATTTAAATAAGTATTAACTCCATATTTTCTAATACATGTTTCTTTTATCCTTTGTTTAACATATTCTATATCTAACTGATGCTCAACTCCATATTTTTCTAAGTAATATTTTTTAGTTTTTATTTTAAATTCATCTGTTTTAAAATAATGATCAGTTCCATATTTTTCTATAATTGTTTTTCTCCATTTATTTTTAACATCTATATTTTGAAATGATGATTTGTATCCATATTTTTCAATGTTTGTCTTTTCTGTTTTTATTTTTATAGATTCTATTTTTGCAATATTATCAACCCCATATTTTTCTATAGTTGTCTTTTTTCTTTTTTCCTTTACATCATTTTCTGATTGTGAACATTTAGCAGAACAGTTTTTTCTATACCCTTCAATCCAATTTCTATTAAATGATGTTTTCTTACCACATTTACATAAAAAATAACTATTCATATCATTTGTCCAATGCCATATCTTTTGAATAAATGGTAAGTCAGGTATATTACTACAATATGATTGTATATCATTATAAATATTAATATAATTTTTTTTTAAATAAGATTCGCGAAGTCTATTTGATTTATTTTGAGTTATATCATTTAATATTTTAATTTTTTCCGTATTCATCGTGCAAATGTTGTTTCAGATATATATTAAATAATGCATTTCCCTTTAAATGAAAAACCCTCTCAAATGAGAGGGTTTTTTTAAGACTAATATATGTATTAGTTAAGGTAACCACCAGCGTCAGTAACGTTGATTTGCATATATTGTTTTTGAGGATACCAACCAACTTCAGCTACAGCATATCTAGAACGTAAAAGCATTCTTGGAGCGAAAGTAGCTTCAGAAATGATGCTAATAGATTGTGCCATTAAATATGGAACAAAGATAACACCAGGTTGATCAGGATTGTTCTTTCTACCGATAACAATTCTGTCGTCGTTATACTTCATGTAAGGATCAACATATATAGTGATATCACCGATTTGACCTACAGGGTATAATTGACCTGATCCGTTTAATTTAGATTTAACTGGGTTAATAGTGTAACCAGCGATATCCATGAAAGCTGCTGCTAAACCTCCGTTTGTAACAGCGAATTGAGCTGGTCCAACACGACCTTCAGTTGCGATGAAGTTAGAAGCGTGTACTAATTTAGTGATTAACTTTCTTTGTACAGCGTGTGTAGTTTCACCACCTGGGCCAGATGCTACGTAGTTTGTGTTTAAATCGAAGATAGAAACACCACTTCTTACAGGAGCAGATTGTTTGTTTAATACACCTAATTCGAAGATTTTAGCTACGATTTGTTTAGAAATTGTTTGAGACAATTCGTTAACAAGGATAGACTCCATTTTTTGAACGATATCCATACCAGTGTTAGCTTTGATATCTTCAATTTCAGTTCTTCTTAATGCTGAAGATACTTCAATACTACCAACTGCAACAGTTTTAGAAGAAATTTTAGGTCCGATTACACCAGCATAAGTGTTGTCATCATCACCTCTTCCCATTGGATATTGACCAGGGAAATTACCAGCAGAAGTCCAGTTAGAAACGAAACCAGGAATATGGTCTTCTAAAGCTGAAATTAATTCAACTTGAGGATTGCTAGCCGTAACACCTACAGTGCTCACATAAATGATTTGAGAAAGCATTGATGCGCTTGGTGTAAATGTGTTTAAAGTTTGGTCGAATGTATAAGGAGCAGTAACCGGAGTTCCACCGTATCCAACTGCGTTAGCTTGTCTGTAAGCCTTAAACATTGGTAAACCATCAATACGAGAGAATCCTAAGAACTCTACGATATTTTGGTGATTGCTTGGGCTAGGATCAGTAGTAGAACCATTGCCACTAGAGCTGATGTTATACCATAATCTACCACCTGATAAGCCACCTACTGTCTGAGTGATACTTGCAGAAGCTAAGTCAGCAGTAATAGCACTAATAACAGCACTTGAGTTATCACTATTCAATTTGAATAATTGTGGTCTGAAATCAGGACCTTGTAAATCATCGTATTGGAAATCGATGTATAACAAGTCGATTTTTGGACCTGGAGAAGGTTTTACAGCAACAAGGTCAAGACCAATTGTTTGAGCTGCAATCTTCATTGCTACTGGTAATAAGTTTTGACCTAAGTCACCAGAACCAACTTGAGTACCTGTAGTGTTTACAGTTTGTCCTGAGTAAGCAGCTGGTTGAGGAGCTACTACGTTACCCATACCTGCGATACCTGCGTTAAGGTATGCGTTTTCATTGATTGAGTGGTACTCAGCATATTCTGACATCCAATCTAATCTTTCTTCGCCTTGAACTCCCATGTTCTCTAATACTGGAGCCCATTTTTTGTAGGCTTTTTGTTTGTCTATTCTAATGTTTGACATTTGAATTTTTTTTGTTTTTTGGTCTTTATAATTTTGTTATAAAGATTAAAGGTTTTTGAATCTTTCCATGATTAAATTAACTTCACTATCAGAAAGTCTATCTTCTTGAATTAAACTTTCGTGTGCAACTAATTTCTTTGTTACAGATTCATTTTTCTTAAGGTTTCTAGTTAACCAGAAATGTTCGATTTTAGATTCGGTATTCAATTCTGGATATAATCTAGCTTGTGATAAGATAGATTTTTTAGAACCCTCGTTTAATTGACTCCAGATTGGCTTAATGTTTTCAGGCATCAATCTGACTAATTTGTCCTCGATTTTTTCATTCTTAACTGAAAGTGCTTCAGTGATAAGTTTTATAACTTCAGAACTTGTAAAATAACTTCTTTCGTTTATATAAAGTTTTACTTGTTCTTGATCTTCATTTGATAATTCGTAAAAACTATCAACTTGAGACTTGTTTAAAAACTTCAAGAAATGCAAATCGCTAGATTCAGAAACTTTACGTTTTTTAGCTTCTTCTATTAGTTTGTCTATTTGTTTTGATAAATCACTGTCTGACTTACCATCAAAATTTTCTTCCATTTTTTCGTCTTCCTCATGCCCTTCTTCTTCTTCTTCGTGACTTTCATGATCTTCATGTCCTTCATGTCCTTCATGACCCTCATGTCCCTCATGTTCTTCTTCTTCTTCGTGATCATTCCACCCTTCTTCTTCTTCTTCTTCAAATTCTGGTAACATTTCAAAACCAGCGTCTTTTAAACTTGGTAATGATTCACCATTGTTTTCAAATAATTTACCGCCATTTAATTTTTCAGAAATCATACCTGCATAAGAAACAGTTTTATCTAAATTCTCAGCAATGTATTCTGCATAAGCGATATTATCATCTAAATGTTCAGCGATGTATTCAGAGTAGGCGATGTTACCTTCTACATGTTCTGCTAAATATTCAGAATAAGCAATTGTGTTATCTAAATTTTCTGCGATATATTCAGAGTAAGAAATATTCTTATCTAAATTCTCAGCGATATATTCAGAGTAAGCAATGTTTTTGTCTAAGTTTTCAGCGATATATTCAGAGTAAGCAATGTTTTTGTCTAAGTTCTCAGCGATATATTCAGAGTAAGAAATATTCTTATCTAAATTCTCAGCGATATATTCAGAGTAAACAATGTTTTTGTCTAAGTTTTCAGCGATATATTCAGAGTAAGAAATATTCTTATCTAAATTTTCTGCTACATACTCAGAATAATTGATAGCTTTTTCTAAGTTTTCTGCTAAGTAGTCATTGTGACTAACTAATTTGTCAGTTGTTGATTTTAATGATTTGTTTTCATTAACAACAATTTGTACCTTCTCAGCTAAGTAATCTAAGTACTTAACTACTTGGTCGTTAGTTTTTTGTAACTCTTCGTAGTATTCTAAGAGTTGTTCTAGCTTTTTCGGATTTAAGTTACCAGATTTTAATGCAGTTCTAACTTCTTTCTTAGTAGATGATATCTCATTGATGATATACTTAGAATAGTCGGTTAACTGATTTTTGGTAACAAATTGATCTTTGTTCATGTTGAATAAATCGTTAATTTTTGACTCATCGGACATTTCATATATCCTAAAGTTGGTGTTATTTGAATAGTTTAATGACTCATTGATTGAGCTTAATTTAGCTGATGCGAAACCCGGATCAGCAACTATATCATAAGTAAATAATTTTTTTAATGTTACAGTTCCATCAGCTTCTGTAATACCAGCAGCTCTTGATGAAACAAAAACTGGACAACCATCATCAACTAAAGCTTTTGCTTCTTTACCCCAATAGGTATTTAATAGTTTGATTTTACCATCAACTCTATTATGTTCTTTGACATAATTTACACTTCTGATAAGGTGAGAAGCTCTTGAAAGTGATGTGTCAAAAACATCAGGGTGGTCGAACTCACCATAAACTACACCCATAGTACTGATTCTTTCATTAAGTTCATCTAAGCATGGAATGAATTTGTCAGCTGTGTATATTCTTTCATTACGGTTTTTAACACCGAATTCAGTGAATATACCACCTAAAACATAATCTTTCTTGCCTGTTTGAGTGCTTTCATATAGACTTAAAGGACTTGTATTGTTTTCAACAATTAGTACTGGTTTCATTAATTAATTAATTATTTTGTATCAATATATATAACCTTGAAAAACCTAAAAAAATAAAGGGTGGATTTTTTATAGATAGACGAAAAACTTTGTGAATTTTGACTTCTATAATGATCATGGAAAATTTTATTAAGCTTGAAATTTTTACAGAAATCCAAGATTTTGATAAATTATTTATCAATTTTAAGAATAATAAATTTCATCATAGAGAAAAAGCTATTTGTGAGTTATTAGATGAAAAATTTGAAGAAAAATCAAATTTTTTACCAGTTATTGGTGAGCCATATACAAATAGTTATATGTGTCAAATTGATTTATCAAGAGTATCACATGTTATTTCACAAATTTTTTCTATAAATAATAAGTATTATGGGTTTATTAAAATTCTTGAAACAACAGAAGGTAAAAAATTAAAAGACCTTGAAGATTATTTAGTTTTAAAACCCGTATTTTGTGGTGGTGAGATAAACACATTTAATATAGATATTGATAGAGGACCAATTTATAAAAGAATACTAAATAGAAAATGATTATAACAAGAGAGATATCAGTAAAAATTAATGAGACCAATTATTCCTATTATGAAGAATTGGGTTATAATGTTACTATTGGTGAGAAATTATTAATACCAATTGAATTACTATCAACAGGTAGTCATCAAAAAATTACCTGTCAGTGCGATGGGTGTGGTAATACCAAAGATGTTATATTCAAAAACTATGTTAAATATGGTAATAAGTGGGGAGAATACTATTGTCGAAAATGCTCCGAATCTAAAAGAAAAAGGTCATTGAATATTAATCATGGAGTTGATTATCCAATTCAGAATAAAGAGATTAAAAAAAGAATACAACGAACCATGATAGAAAAATGGGGAGTTGATAATCCATCAAAATCTCAAGAATTAATTAGTAAAAAATATAAAAATTAGAATTCAAATTCTCCACCACCTTCTGCTCCAGCTTCAGGTGATCCTCCTTCAGGTGCTGGTGGTACTCCACCTTCAGGTGCTAATCCGCCTCCTTCAGGTGCTGATCCGCCTTCAGGTGCAAATTCTCCACCCTCACCAGCGGCAGATGTACCAGCTCCCATTCCTTTAGCTTTAATCCAATAAGCTTTATTTTCTTCTTTTTCTTCTGGAGTCAACTTCATTACTTTATCAATTAAATATTCAATATGAAAATATGGTTGACCATCCGCAGTTTGAATTCCTAAAAGTGTTGATAATATAGAAGATCTTTTTTCCATATTAGCTAATTTTTTCCATTCTTCAAATATTTGATTAGAATTAAAGTTGATATCTACCTGATTTAAAAATATTTCATCATCTTTTAATTCAGGAAACTCCATACACATTTGTAATTTCAAAGGTTTTACAATCAATTCTTTGAAATTAGATCTTAATCTATTGATGAAATTTGAGAATTTTACCTCATCTCTAGTCATTTCTGACGCATCTTGAAATACATTTCCACCACCATTTTCTTTTTCAAATCTTGAAAAAGGTATTTTAGTAGCTCTTTTTAGAGAGTTAAAAAACCAAGTCAACATATCACTTTCATTCAAATTATGACCTTCAGGAGAAACTAATTCCATATTTGGAGTTCCAGCATCACCTTCAGGGAACCATATTTGCTTGTTATAAGGTAAATGTTTAGAGCCGCTAATAGTTAGAGTCCCTAGGCTATCATCCCATTCAACTTCTTCAGAATAATCAGCAATTAATTGTCCAATTTGTTCTTCTGCTCTTTGTCTTGGTAAACCTTTAATAGGTATAGTAAATTTTTGATAAACAGTTGCATTAATAACATTGAACATAATTCTTGTTTGTTCAATAATTTTTAACTGATTATATGGTTTAATAAGTCCTTCTACATAAGAAGTCTCTGAATAGTCATGTTGAGTAGAATAAGATATGAAAACTATTTGAGAGTCAAGAAAAATTCTTCTTAACTGAGGATCTTCTGGATATTGAATCCATAAGTTACCGATTGTAGGTTCATAAGCAGGAACAAGTGTTTCTGGTCTTAATCTATTAAAATAAATAATATTTTTCTTTTTATCATCCCAAACTATTTCCAAAGCTACATAACCATCAATCAAGAAATCTTTTATCATATTCCAAGCAGTGATACCATCTGAAAATCCATATTTATTATAAATTTTCTCAAAATATTCCTGACATTTATCTTTGATATCTTGTGAATAATCATTGGTTAAAGATTTGATAAAGCAAAAATCTCTATCATCATTATATACAATAGATTCATCTGCTACAGTAGAAACGAAATCTCTAATTTCATCTTTGATTGAATATTCTCTTAAAATTCTTCTTTTATCAGAATAAGCTCTATCTAAATAAGGAATAGATTTTTTATTTAAAACTTGTGCAACCGCCCTTTGTGAGAAAAAGTCATACATTGAGTTTGACTTAATAGAATAAGGGTCTTCATTCATACCAACACCTACAGTATTTCTGATGATCATGTCATCATATTTCATACCCCAAGAGCTAAGACCTCTCAATAATCTATTGAATAAACCTTTGTTCTCTACCGCAGATTGTATATTGGTTGTTTGTTGGTTAAGTGGATTATAGCTAGGCATTTAAGCAAAATATTTTTTCATATATATTAAATTTAGCATATTGAGTTATACTATAATATATTAAATAAGTTTATCCACCATATTTATCTATACTTTTTTGAATTCTGGCTATGTGGTTTTTTAATAGTGTATAATTATCTAAAATATCATCAGAAGCTGTATAGAAATCTTTAATTAAAGCAGATGACATTTCTCTGTGACGTTCAGCTTTATCATCTATCTTAGCACTCCAAATACTGTATAATTTATTTGGATCATATTTATTAACTGGATGTTGAGAATATAAAAATCTTGGAACTAAATTCATACTTATCTTATGTACATACTTAACCTGGGCTAGATTATATTCGACTATAGCATATTCAAATCCATATTTCAACAATTCTTTATAAACACCCTGATAGGTCACAGGGAGTAATATATCTTTTTCAAAGTTATCTTCGGTCATAAATTTATCAAAAATAGTTGATCTTATTTCAAGTGGTATGAAGTTGAAGTTAACTCCATATACAATTATTAGATTATCAAATTTCTTAAAATCAACGGTGAATACCGGGGAGTATCTCATCCAATTGGAATCATCTAAATAAAAAAAAAAGTAAAATCCACCAACTTGTATTTTACCTATTGGAATACTCATTACATTCTTATCAGACTTGGAATATGCTTCTTGGAAGAATATTGAATTTGCTTTGAAATTTTCAGCAATTCCATCACCATGCACTAGGTTACTTAACTTAATTCTTTCTATTAATTCTCCCATATACTATCTAAAATTTTATCTATACTATTAATATCATAGTATGGTATTCTCACTAAATTTATATTATTATCTAGGCAATATTGATTCTTAATCTGATCTCTTTTTTTGATATCATTAAGTTGATCATCACCACCAAAAAAATTAATAGATTCAAAATGTTGTTTACCATCAAATTCAATACAAGTATTTAAATTTGGTATGTAGAAGTCAAATAATAAGTTATTTACATTTGAGCATCTTTCAAATTTTTTTTCCTTCTCAAATAATATTCCCCTCTTTGATAAATAATTTAAGATCATATTTTCTCCTTTACTACTTGAACAAGAGGGACATCCACGACCACTTAGGTGCGTATTTGGTTGTTGCAGGAAATCTCCGTGTTTTTTACATTTTATTACGACCTTTATTTTATCGGATTTATAACTCACTAATGAATAATCATATTTATCCTTATGTATTATATTTGATTTATTAATGAATATCGATTCGTTAATATTGGCCTTTTTTAGAATCGAACATTTTTTACATCCTCTAGATAAATGATTGATTGGAGTTTGTTTGAATACTCCATGATCAGGGCAAATAATTTTTATTTTTTTAGCCCTATTTTCATAGTTAACCAATGAATAATCATATTTTCTATCAAATTTAAGATTTGACTTTTCGATAAATTCATGTCCCCTTCTTTGATATGATGATACAATATTTCTTGAGCATTTTTTACATGGATGTCCATTTAAATGATTCTGTGGAGTTTGTTCAAATATTCCATGATCAGGACAAATAATCTTAACCTTTGACATGCAATTTTGGTAATGTACCAATGAGTAATCATATCTATTATTATATAATTTTGAGGATCTACTAATGAATTCGTCTATTGATAATCTAATTGGCATAAAGTATATATTAAAAATTGATCTGCCCTCGTAATGAAGTAATCCCAGAGGACCTTCATTATTTATATATATTAAAAACAGATTATCATATGATAAATAACGTACCAAATAATAAAAAATACCATCAAGGATTGTTCACTCCAATAAATAAAGATAAGATAATTAAATTAAATTCAATCGGTGGACTCTATTATAGGAGTTCATTGGAAAAGAAGATAATGATTTGGTTAGATAGTAATGATAATATTTTAAAATGGTCAGCCGAGAGTCTTAATATACCTTACCAAAAAACTGAATATAATGAAGTTACCAAAAGCTTAGAAACAACAACTCATACCTATTATCCTGATTTTTACTATGAGTTAAAAAGATCTGATGGTTCTATATCAAGGGTTGTTGCTGAAGTAAAACCTTCTAATGAAACTGTTGAACCAAAATTACCCCAAAATGCAACAGCTAAACAATTAAAGAATTTCAAATATAGCCTGATTATGTGGAATAAGAATTTATCAAAGTGGAAATATATGATAGAATATTGTCAGAGAAAAGGATTTGAATTCATTATTATCACAGAACAACACTTATCAAAAGGTTGATTTAAAAAACATATATCCCAAAATTAAGATACATGAAACACTACATATTACGTCATAGATATCAGTAACCCTTTTACTTTTGAATAAAACGATAAAAAATTTTATCGCAGAAATTAATAAAATAGATAAAAAAGCCATTGAATGGGCAGAAAATAATCCAACTAATACCCAGATAAAATAAAAAATCTTTGTTATATAAAAAATATAATCTGTAAAAGTGGTCTTGTCTATTTTTCTTTCATTGAATCTTACATAAAGTCTATCTTTATATTTTATATGGTAAAATTCTGACCAAATAAAAAATAAAGACATTATATGAAACATTTTATGTAAAAAACTAATCAACATCTACAATAATATTTTTTAATTTAATTAAATTACTTAATTGAAATTGAGCCAATCTTAAAGTTTTTTCAGATGATACAATATTATATATCTCGTCTTCAACCTTCACTTCTATTGGATTCCCAACAATTCTTTCATACTCATTTGGGATATTGTTAATATCTCTATCATTATAAACCTCTTTTATATATCTTTTGTGTGATTGTTTATCTATATGTAAAGAAGCTCCATCGGGTCTAATTCCCCATCCTCTTTCTGATTCTTCCCAAAATTGCATTAAAATAGTCCTCATAAATTATATTTTATAATTTTATTTTAAAAAATATTTAAAGTTTAAATTTAAAATCCACCATACTGTGTGCCTATTTGAGCAAATACTTCGTAATCTGCTAATTCAAAGTAAACATACATCATTTCTTGATAATTCTCAACATCTTGTGCAAAAACAACATTTAGGTTATAATTCATACTATCTAACTCTGTAATATATTGTGAGATTTGTGCTCTAATTTGATTTTCAACAATTTTGGAATCAACTCTAGTTTCATATAATAACTCCTCAAGGTTGCATCCGAAATTTGGATCACCTAAGAGTTCACCTTGGTTGGTAAATAATATCATTTCATATTTTTGAATAATAACATGTATGACATCATCTTGCACAAGTACTCCATCTTTATACATAGGATGCCCTTTGTATCTAATATAAAAGTCCCTAAAATCGTAAGTTTGTGCCATAATTGCAATATATATTAAAATTTTACAGCACAGATATAGTTAAAAATAAAAATGAAGGATTAAAACAAGTCTCTTAATCTTCCTATTACCGTCATACCAACAATAATAGGGTCAGTTGCAGTTTCCAATAATCTAGTATTTTCAGCTAAAATATAATTAACTTGAAATAATTTATCGATGTTTTCTCTTTTCTCAGCAAAACTCCATTGGATAAAACTTCTTCCAAATAAAGATATCATTTCATCAATTTTTTCTGGACCAAAGTTATCCATTAAAAAGTGATAAATATCTTCATAGGTTTTTGATTTATCATATACAATTGAATATAAATCATTTCTTAATTTAAGATTAACAACTGATGCAGCAACAATAGTCTCACCAGTCTCCTTAAAGTGTTGGATTTCATTCATAATAGAACGAAAATCTGGAAAGTTTTTATTGATAATCTTAATTAGGTCTTCTTTTTTTAGTGAAATGTTTTCTTTAGGTGCAATAACATCCATAATCCTTTTGTAAATAGATGTTTTAAGAAATTTTTCTTCTTCAGCACTAACACAATCAAAATTTACTTGCATTAATCTGGATTTAATACCATCAGAAATTTTATTGATATGATTGGTATTAAATATAAATCTCACATTTTTAGCGGAATATTCTTCAATATAGGCTTTTAGTGCATCTTGATATTGGGTAGAAGTTCTTTCAAACTCATCTAAAAAAACATATTTGATAGGATCCATCTCAACTTCAGTATCTAAGTCTAATCCCATATAAACTTTAGAACAGAAGTCATCAATCTTAGTTCTAAGAACATCTATTGATGTATAAAATGATGAATTTATTTCAAGAAAAGCTTTATTTTTAGAATATTTGCCTATTAAAATTCTAGCAAGTGTGGTTTTGCCGGTGCCGTAATGTCCATAAAGAATGACATTTTGTTTAATCCCAGATTCAAATATTTTTCTAATTCTTGGAAGAAGAATGATATTTTCTAAATTTTTTGGTCTCCACTTTTCACTAAGTAAAAGTTCTTTCATATGTCAATTTAATATAATTATTATGGACACAAGTTGAAAAGTTCAATTAAAAGAATTTAAATTTCTTTATTCTATTTAAGAAAGTAGATTTTAGTTCAGGTAGAAATTTTGGATCTCTTATTGTAAAATAGATGTGTATATGACTAATTTTTACATTTTCATCATCGTTAATTTCCTGAAAATTCTCTTCATATGAAGTAAAATTGTATCCGTACTCATTCATTCTCTTAACACCATCAATATACTTCATTTCCGATCCTTTAAAAAATGGTAATATTATCATTATCACATAGATATTCATACATAGAAACAATTGATTCCAGTTTCGATCTAACTGACGATTCGACATTTTCAAAATACTTTAGATACTTCATAGATTATATATTAAAATGAGAAGGATATAAAATTAATATATAATTAATGATTAAGTATGATACCAATAAATTTATAGAAAAGTCCAAATTAAAACACGGAGATAAATATGACTATTCACTGGTTGATTACAAAAATGACAGAACAAAAGTTTTGATCAATTGTCCACACCATGATGAATTCTCACAGATTCCCAACTCCCATTATGTATCTGGATGTCCAAATTGCGGACTATTGAAAAGATCAGAAAGTAGGAAGAACAATATCAATGATATAATTTCGAAATTTAGGAAAATACATTCCGATAGATATGACTATTCCAAAGTGGAATATGTTAAAATGAGAAATAAGGTTCTCATAAGGTGTAAAAAACATGATTTTGAATTTTATCAATCACCAATGAAGCACTTGGATTCCAAAACTGGTGGGTGTATTAAATGTAATAGTATAGGTAAGGGATCCTCAACGAGAGAATCTTTCATCGAAAAAGCTAATTTAGTACATCAGGATAAATATGAATATGATCTGACTGATTATAAAAAGTCCAATAAAAAAATTAAAATAAATTGTTCTAAGCATGGGGTATTCGAGATGACACCAAATTCACATCTAAATGGTAGGGGGTGTGGGATATGTAATAGAAATGGTGGAATAATTGAAAATATATGGTTAAATGAATTTAATATAGATAAAGATTACAGACAATATAAAATAGGAAATGTATTTGTTGATGGTATAGACTTGAAAAATAAAATTATATATGAATTTTATGGAGATTTTTGGCATGGAAATCCGAATATATATAATCAAGATGATGTTAATAATGTAAATGGGAAAAAGTTTGGATATCTATACAAAAAAACTATCGATAGAGAAGAATGTCTTAAACTATTGGGTTATAAAATAGTTTCTATTTGGGAATCGGATTATAAAAATAATTTAAGGTTATGATAGGTGATCGTTACAACTTCGAAGATTGCTTTTTTCGCGATTTAACCGTTTGTGTATTAGATACAATTGAGGGAGAGGTTTTCTGGACGAATCGTTTTTCCTCTGGTGACAGAGAAGTTAGGGTACCATTTTATTACTCCATGACAGGTGATGAAAGATTTTTACTAGACAGCTTCACTGATGATGTAGTTTCTGATAACAGATATGTTGAGTTAAATACTGATATTATACCGAGAGGTCATCTAACTATGACTGGATTTAATATCAAATCAGATGAATTTGCTAATCCGAATGTTTGGTTAAGAATGGTAGTTGAAAATGAAACAGAAATTAAAAAAGTTTTAGCAAAAATTAGAGCAGTTCCTATTTCAGTTAAATATGACTTAGTGGTTTTGGTAAATTCTGAAATCGACTCATTTAAATGTAGTCAAGCAATTATTAATACCTTGTGGCTTTATAGGTTTATGTATTTTGAGCACAATTTCATGAATATAGATGCTGTTCTATTGATGCCTGATGATCAACAAGTTGATATATCAAGAGAAAAAAATATGACCAGTGATAATGCTATCAAGTTAACCGTTTCTTTTGAAGTTCATACTTATTATCCGGCATTTAGAAATGATAATGGCAATGACATAGTTAATCCTAAAAGAACTAAATGGTACTTGCATTTACGTGAAGCAAAAAGCAATGGAAAGCCATCAAAATGGAATAATAATGATTCACAGCAGTTAGATAAACAAAGTGAAAAAAATAAGTTTCAGGAATAAATATATATAGTAATGTCTATTAATAAAAAATGGGAAAAATTCATTTTTATTTTATTATATATAGATTATATAAAATAAAAAACAATATTTATTATGAAGAATATTAAATTAGAACTATTTAATTTCAGAAAAAATTCAAGTATGGATCAAGAAGAAGTTTCAATGATAGTTGAATCCTATATTGGATTATGCAATGAATTATCTGAGAAGCAAGTTATTAACGCTCTTAATGAAAGATTAAGAACTTATACTTTTGATAAAAGTGTTAAATCACTTCTTGAATCACTTAATACTGATATGAGAGAGTATCAGCTTTTATATGAATTAAAACATTTATATAATGTTTTGAATAGCAAAAATCAAGGAGAATTATATAGACAACCTATTAATGTCCTTTTACAAACTATCAATTTAGAGAATGATCAAGATAGATTGTCAAAAGTTCTTAATGAATTAGCTATTTATGATTGGGTTCCTGAAATTAAATTATTCGTTCATAATTTAACAAAATCTCCAGAACAAAAAGCAAATTTACTATCAGGTGGTAAAGGTGAGTCCGTTTTCACTGTTGTTGAACAAGTTGAAGATGGATATCTTTGTTTAGTAAAGGAATCATGGTTCTTATTATCTGAGAATAATGTTGAAAAAACTCTTTTAGAGACTCATGTTAAAGACAATAATAAATTAAGAGTTTTAAGAACTTTGGAAACTGCTATGAAATATGCAGATATTACTGAAGATAGAGTTAATTTCAGAATTTCTGAAAACTTAACAGTTGGTTTATCTGTTTCTAAAAAAGGAATTATCTTCATCAATGATGATGAAATGAATAAAGAAACAACTTTAGAAAATTTATTCAGTTCTCCTATCATTCCTATTGTTAATAAAAATTTCTATCCTGTTTTATTAGAAACTTCAAATAATTTAGATAAATTTGTTGAATTAGATGTTGTTAAGAGAGTTTCTAACTTAGTTAATCCTTATTTAGAAGCATTTGCATTTAATTATAAAAATGCTACTTATCTTTATAGATGTGATGAAAGATATGGTAATTCATTCTTCAAATACGAATCAGCTATTGAATTAGTAAACGAGGTTAGAAATGAATTAAATTACGATTTGACATATTTTTATGAAAATAAATTAAGTAAAGAATTAGTAAGTAAAAAGAAATTAGAAGATAAAGAAAGAGAAATTTCATTAAAATTAGAAGATGTTAAATTTAACATCAGTAAAGTAAAAACTTCAATTAAATACATAGGAGAATCTAATGTTTTAAATGTTGCTTTAGAAAATCTAGAAAAGAGAAGAAAATCATTAGAAGTAGATTTACAATCAGTTAAAGAATTACAATATAAAGAAAGAGAAAGAGCTTAATTTAATATAATAATTAGAAAAACTTAAAAAACCTTAACAATGTTAAGGTTTTTTTATTAAAGGGAGTTGCCACATTTTAATATATATAATATGTTAAAAAATAATTTTATTAAAATTCCAACTAAAGGGTGTAGAAAGTTACCATATTTTAAATCACTTGGATATGATATAACTGGTGAGTTTATTGATGTGAATATTAATCATTTAAATACTGGATCAAGGCAACTAATAAACGTAATATGTGACTATTGTAATAAAGAGGTGGAAATTACTTATAGAGAATATTATAGAAATATTTCAGTTGGTAATAAATATGCCTGTTCAAAAATTTGTGGATCTGATAAGGCTAAAGAGACAAATATTAAAAATATTGGTGTTATTAGTCATATGCAACTAAAGGAGACTCAAGAAAAGACTAAATTAACAAATTTAGAAAAATATGGAGTTGAATTTTTACAACAATCCGAGATATTTAAGGAAAAATCAAAACAAACGTTATTAAAGAAATATAGAGTTGAGCATATATCAAAATCAGAAGAAATAAGATTAAAAACATCAAAAATATCAAGTGATGTTAATTATATAAATTATATAAAGGATAATACATCTCTTTTTAAATGTGATAATAATTTTGATCACACATTTGAAATAAAAAATGATAATTATTATACTAGAAAAAAATCAAATATTCCAATATGTACAATTTGTAACCCAATAGGAGATTCATCATCTATTAAAGAATCAGAATTTTATAAATTTATAAAATCTATCTATAGTAAAGATATTATAAGAAACTTTAAAGATAAACTTGAAATTGATATATATCTTCCAGATATAAAATTGGGATTTGAATTCAATGGGTTATACTGGCATTCAGAAGAATATTTGGATAAAAATTATCATAAGATGAAATCAGAGTTTTTTAAAGCAAAGGGAATTAGAATTATCCATATTTGGGAGGATGATTGGTTAAATAAAAGTGAAATATTAAAAAGTCAAATAAGTAATTTACTAGGAGTCACAGATAATCGTATTTATGGAAGAAAATGTCATGTATCTGAAGTAGATAATAAAATTTCTAAAGAATTTTTAAATAAAAATCATATCCAAGGATATGTATCTAATAAATATTCTATTGGATTATTCTATAATGGTGAACTTGTTAGTTTAATGACGTTTGATAAATCAGAAGGTAGATTTAAAATGAGTAAAAATGGATGGAATTTATCTAGGTTTTGCTCTTTGATAAATTATAGTGTAATTGGTGGATTTTCCAAATTATTAAAATTTTTTATATCCAAAAAAAATCCTGATAGAATAATAACATATGCTGACATTTCCTGGTCTTGTGGTGATATATATTTAAAAAATAATTTTAAGATATCATCTATAATAAAGCCGGATTATAAATATAATGTAAAGGGATTAAGAAGAAATAAACAGGGATTTCAAAAAAAGAGTCTAAAAAAAATGGGATTTGATATATCAAAATCGGAATCGGAAATAATGAGTGAAAATAATATTTATAAAATATGGGATTGTGGTAAAATAAAATTTGAAATAAATAGTTAGTAAATGAAGTTAGAAATAAACTATGATAAATTTAATGATATTGAATCAATACTGAAAACAATCATATAAAAGTAATATATACTAAAAATAAGAGGTTGTCTCTATAAAAAATAATAAAAAGCCTATCTATTTGCATAACAGGGATTTATTTAGCGAGATAGTTGTCTCGAAGTCCCAAGGAAAATTGACCAATAAAGCTAAATTAATGTTAGAAATTTTAGCTAAACGAACCATTAAAAAAATGAGATATTGGAGTAATGATGATAAAATGGATTGCTATCAAAGCGGTCTATTAGATATGTTCGGTAACTGGTATAACTTCAATGAGGAGAAGTCAGATAATCCGTTCGCATACTTTACTGAAGTGTTCAAAAGAGGGCTTGCGAAAGGATTTAATGAGATTTATAAGAAAAAAGGAGATAATGAAAATCTCATTAAAGTAATAAGTATAGAGTCTTCTAATGATGGGCAGGGGTTACATTCGTTATAAAGTAAAATTCGATAATTCGTTTGATATCATAAAACTTATTTATAACTATAATATATAATATTATGGATAGACTAGAATTAGAGATACTGGACAAAATCTTATGGGCTGAAAGATGTGTTAAAAAACACATATTATTATATAATAACATTATTGATTTTAATATCAATAATCCTGATATTCCATTCAAAGTTAAAATTTATAATTACTATAATAATATAGTATCAATACCAATATGTAAAATTTGTACAAATCAAGTTAAATTTTACAATGGTTGTTATTCTGTTTATTGTAGTAATAAGTGTTCAAATGATGATCCAGATTTTAAAAAAATTAGAGAGGAATCTATGATTAAAAAATATGGAGTAAAAAGTTTAATAGGAAATAAAGAAGTTAGAGACAAAATAAAGGCAACAAATTTAGAAAAATGGGGATTTGATATTGCATCAAAATCAGAATTAGTTAAAAATAAAGTATCCAATTCAAAAAGGAATATATCAGCTGATCAAAAAAATGAAATAAATAAAAAAAGACAAAATTCGACTTTACAAAAGTATGGAGTTGATAATGTATCAAAGTCTGATGATATAAAATCAAAAACAATTGAATCAAATCTCAACAAATGGGGTTATCAATTTCCAATAATGAGCAAGGAAATATTAGAAAAAAGAAAAAATAATTATTTAGAAAAAACTGGTAAGGAACATCATTTTCAATTTGAAGATATTTTGAAAAATATGCAAGTTTCTAGAAAGAAAAAAATGACAGAAAAATATCTACTTAAATTAAGTAATCTAAATTTGGATGTCAAAAGTTATAATGATGGAAATGTTGACATTATATGTAAGAATTGTAATTCAGAGTATAATATATTAATATATGTTTTATATCAAAGAGTTAGTACTAATAGAACTATATGCATCAATTGTAATCCATTATACAATAAAACATCATCATATCAGTCTGAAATATTAAGCCTTTTAGAAGAAAATAATATCGAATATATTAAAAATGATAGAACTATTTTAGATGGGAAGGAAATTGACATATATATGCCAAATTTAAATTTGGCGATAGAATTCAATGGATTATATTGGCATAGTGAGCTTTATAAAAAAAGATATTATCATTTAGATAAAACTAAATTTTGTGAAGAAAAGGGAATAAATTTAATTCATATTTGGGAGGATGATTGGAGAAATAAATCAGATATAATTAAATCTATTTTATTAAATAGAATTGGTATTATAAGTAATAGAATATATGCCAGAAATTGCCAAATTAGAGAAGTTTCTTCTGATGTTTCAAGAGTTTTTCTAGATAATAATCACATTCAAGGATTTTCTGCATCATCACTAAAATTAGGATTATATTATAACAATGAGTTAGTTAGTTTAATGACGTTTGGATATAGATTTACGAATTCAAAGAAAGAATATGAACTAATTAGATTTTGTAATAAGATTGGATTTTCAGTCATTGGAGCTAGTTCAAAATTATTCAAATATTTTTTGAATAATTTTGATTTTAATAGAGTTATATCCTATTCGGATATATCTATGTTCACTGGTGGTATGTACGAGAAGTTAAATTTTAAGTATATCTCTACATCAGAACCCAATTATTTCTGGATAGTTAATGGTGTCAGAAGACATAGGTTTAATTATAATAAGAAAAAGTTAATTAAAGATGGATTTGATGGTGCTAAAACCGAGGTAGAAATAATGCATGAAAGAGGATATTATAGAATATGGGGGTGTGGTCAAAAAAGATGGGTGTATGAAAAAATGTAAAGTGGTTCATCATAAGAAGGAACCATATGATATATTAATCGATCGAACAAGTAAGTGGGGTTGCCCCTTTTCATATAAAAAGGGAACCAGAGCCCAATTCATATTATCAACAAGGAAAGAGTGTATTGAAGCTTATAGAGAATGGATCACAAATGGTGATGGTAAATATCTATTAAATGACTTGCATGAATTAAAAGGTAAAACCCTTGGATGTTGGTGTAAGCCAAAGACTTGTCATGGTGATGTATTGGTGGAATTGGTAAATAATTTAGATAAACCTAAAATTGGATTTGATATTTAAACAGAAGATATTCTTTTTAAGGATATATTATAATATTCTAATTCCTTTTCTATTCCTACAATGGTAGAATGCTATCCCATTTACACCTTGTTGTGCCATATGGTAAATCTGCACATATCATATCAACGCTTTTGTCTGATATTTTTGGCAGTATATTAAAGCAATCATCATTATATAAATCCATCTTATTGTTCATAAGTAAAAATTTGATTTGGATTTATAGTAGCTTTTACTTATAATTTATTTAATAGGGCAGTATGTTGCTGTGTAGATATAATTATGATTTTGTTTTATAGATACACCAAGTGATTTAGCTGTTGTCTCAATGTCTGTGTAGCATTCCAGAAAACTGCCACCTACCATAGTAACTTCACTTCCTTTTAATTTAACAAATAATTCATATAATTTCTTCGGGGTGTGATACCAAACATGCCGATTTCCTATATAAACAATAATAGTTCCTTCAGTTGTTGGAAAATAATTTCCTCTTCTCAATAAGCCCTTATCTTCTTTATATTTAACATCTTTATATGTTTCTTTATCTAATATTTTTTTATAAAAATCAACATCAACATCATATTGGTACCTCTTCTCTATCAAATCCTGTTCCCCGAAATTATATAAATCAGCATTTGGTATATCTGGCTTTTTATCATATAAATAATCTTTATCTACATTTGTTCCTTGATAGTGATTATCCCATATTTGATAAACATAAGTATATTTCTGAGCATATTCTTTTAGCTTTTGAACATAATTATCAGTAAAGAATTTTTTAAATGCTGGTTGCACATCTACTATAATTAAATTGGATTCATTATTAGAAGATTCATTTATATTTTTTGGAGCAACAGTAATTGTTTGTTTCCAAATTGGATCTGATACATAAGCAACTCTATTTGTACCATGTACAGGTATTTCTTTAGAGTTATATCCATTGCCAAATTTAGAAATTTGATTATAATACACATCATAGTATGGATCCATTCTCTTTAAAGCAACAGATATTGTCTTTTCAACATATACTTGGTCATAAATATCATAGAAAATACAAATTTTATATCCTGGTATTCTCTTTTTAACTGATAAATCTCTTAGTTTTCTACGACCTTGGCCACTATCGGATTTATTAACTAAATGACGTGTTACTTCTACTTTAATAGGTAACTCGTCATCTTTATGGTCACTTAATTCTAAAAAATAATCTTCAACTTCTTCAATATCCTCAGATTCTTTAGATTCTCTTACTTTTTCACCCGGTCTTAATACTTGTTTATATCTAAAATCGTGTAAGTTATCTTGAATAATTATTATAACCTCACAGAAATATTTACCCGAATTGATTATTGTTTTAAGTCCAAAAAATATATTTATATTCCAATGATTATAGAATCTTTTAAAATATTGAATGAGTATTTGTTTCGCATAATTTTCATAGTCAAAAGAATAATTTCTAACCATGTATGGATGTTTTAACTCCATACTCATTATAATAGAATCCGCATCAGGATTAATATTATCTCTATTATAAAGATTATGAATAGACATGAATTTAGTTCTCCAACTTGACCATAAAGAATTCGTGACTTTATTTTCATCATAGAATTCAATTTTAATATCACCACTATCTACTTTATCAATGAAATGTGTTAATATATCATCTTTATATAATTCGGAAAATGGGTGTTTATTTTCTATATTATAAATAATTGGATCATTAAATGCATCAAATATCTTTAGATACTTCATATATGTATATATTAAAATTATATTTTATTTAAATGACAAATTAAATAGATTTAATCTCTAAGTGCCAAACCAGCTAACATATCTGTTGGAGTAATTAGACCAAAACTATAAGTACCCGACTATATCCATATTATATATATTAAAAATAATATATAACCTAATGAAATATTTAAAAACATTTGAAGGCTTCTTTGGAGATGGATATGAAACCACTTATTTGGCCCCTCGTTTTCCGATACCTGCCGTCGATAAAGATTTTATTAAACCTAAAATTGTTGAAGGAAAATTACTAGATAAACAAAGAATTAATAATAGATATTATTTAGTCTTAGAAATTGATGGTGATCCAGAAACTATTGAAGTTGAAGTAAAAGACTTTATAAATAATGAAATTGGTGATGATATACAAATAAAAAACCCACTTAGTTAAGTGGGTTTTTTTAATTTATTTAATAATTAAATAGGTAATTCAGTTTCTTCTTCACCTTCTTTCTTTTCCTCTTCACCTTGAGCTACTTCTTCTTCACCTTCTTCTTTCTTTTCTTGACCTTGAACTTCTTCAAATTCACCTTGTGATTGGCCTTGAGCTGGTTGAGCTTGTGGTTGGCCTTGGGCTTGTGGTTGTCCTTGGGCTTGTGGTTGGCCTTGGGCTTGTGATTGAGCTGGCTCTGATTGAACTTGAACTTGAGGCTGACTTTGAGCTTGACTCTGAGCTTGACTTTGAGCTTGAGGTGATCCACCAAATAAAGCTGATGGTTCTAACTTATCGATATTTAAACCTTGTTGTAGAACAAATTTTGTAATTTCTTCTGCTAATTCAACATCAGAGAAAAATTGTCTCGCATTTTTATCTAAAGTATCTTTAACTTTTTTAATATAAGCATTTAATAAAGATTGAGGTATATCCGCAGTGACTCTTACTTTATATACATCATCAACAACCATAACGCTTTCTTTAATCGCTTGGTCTAATTTTCTTTTTTTAGAATATGATTCAAATTTTCTTACATGTTTCATTTTTTAAGAAATAATTTTTTTATATTACTATATATTATAAACAAAAAGTCATTTTTTTACAAATAGCAAAAGTATAATTCCGACTATTGTTAATCCACCTCCTACACCAAATGCTACTGTTCTTTGAACTTTTAATTTTATATTTTGAACTTTATAATTACTAATAATAGTATCCTTTTTTGCTAATTGTAAATCTGATAATAATTTGTCTTGCTTATATCCATCTATTTGTGATTTTAGGTTAGCTATTTCTAAATTTTTTCCATTATTTAAGTCTTCTAATGTAGATATTTTTAGTTTTAAAGTAGCCACTTCTTTACCATAATTATCTATAACCACGAGATAAGATGAATCTAATTTGTCTTGTTTTGTTTTATATTCTTTTAATAATGATAATAAATCATAATCATTATCTATTTTTTGAGCTTGTTGAATTGTTATAATAACACCTAATGTATCACCATTTTTAATATAATATGATGGGTATATAGTTTGTGATTTTAAACTAAAGCTAATTAAAATAAATATCAATATTAATAGTTTTTTCATATTAATTTAATTTCTTTCTAAGTGAATTTATTAAATCATCACCAGTTCTTTTAATAAATGTGTCATTTTTTATTTTATTATTAATAGAATCCACTGAAGATTGTAGATTATTTAAATTATCTAATGAGTTTTGTAAATCACTTTCGATATTTACTAAACTATCATTAATTTGTTGTAATCTTATATATTTTAATGAGTCTGCACTTTGTAAAGATTTATAATCAGTTTGTAGATTATTAATATTATTTTGTAATGAATCTCTTTGCTTTTGTATTTGTTTAATTTGATTTTGAAGATTTTGATTATCTTTGATACCTGAAAAAGTCCACATAATAATTGTTATAATAAGACCAATAATAGAATAAACTATTTTTTTATTGGAAATATCAGATGTTTGTTGATCTTCAGCCATAAATTATTTTATTTTTACAAAAACTTTGTCTATATTTGTAATATATATCTAAAATTATTTTCTCTCTAAAAATAAATAAATTCAATGTTTAATCGTCTTATTAGTTTTGATTTCGATAACACTTTAATTCACACACCGACTCCTGAAACTGGAAGATTAGAGTGGGAAAATAAAACCGGATTGAGTTTTCAAGGTAGGGGATGGTGGGGAAATCCAGAATCTCTGAATACCAAGATATTTTATCCTGCTTTAAACCAGTGGGTTTTCAACAAATTTGATGAATATCAATCCGATCCTTCTAACTATGTTTTTATTGCAACAGGTAGATTGAAAAAGTTAGAGCCTCATGTAAAAAAGGTTTTAGATTTACATGATATTAAATGTGATGTTTATTGTAATACAGGTGGAGATACATTTAACTTCAAATGTTATTTATTTGAAACATTAATCAATGTAAATCCTAACGCTGAAGAGCTTATACTTTTTGATGATAGACATGAGCATTTAGATAGATTTGTAGAATGGGGAAAGAAACAACGTATTAAGGTAACTATTATTGATGTAATTAACAAAAAACAAATGTTATAAAATGTTACCTAAGATATCTGAACATAAAAAATAGATTCAGTTTTAATTTACTCTAATGGAAAAAAATAAAATTTAATAAATAGTGATATATGCCAACGATAACTAAAAAACAACAACAAACTGATTTACAAGATAAACTCAATTCACCATACATTGTATGGTTACACAATGATGATTATAATTCATTTGATCATGTCATTAATTGTATGATGACCATATGTGGACATGAGTTAGAAGTGGCTCAACAAATAGCACATATTGTTCATTTTACTGGTAAATGTGACGCTAAAAGAGGATCCTTGGAAGAAATGACAAAAATATACAATAAATTGAAAAGTAATAATTTAACTGTTAGCATGGAAAATGCCTAATTACAATTTAAAATTCCCACCAAAATACTGATTGCCGTTATTATAAACATGATTTTGAAATTGTTTCATCATCTTTCTTTGTTTATTTATATTAATAATAGATGAATAGTCAGCTGCTTCTGAAAAGTCTGCTTCTTTCAAGATAAGATTAAAATAGTTTCTTGTTTCTGTATCTAAGAGAGTAGCCGCATAATCTTCACACATCTGTCTAAAATCATGTTTAGCAAAAACACTTGAGGCATTAACTAAGGACATAGTGGTATCATCATTTCCGATATCTGCTGCATATCTTATATTTCCAGCAGATGTGATATGTTTAACAAAGGTAGTAATCTCTCTAATGTTATCTTCGTTTGTAATTACAAACTTCTTTTTATCCATAGCATCTTGATATTCTTTAACTAGTAAATTTTTATTATCTGTGATTTTTAATCCAACTCTTTCTTCAATAGCATCTGCTTTGTGTTTATACTTGAAGAATATACTTGAGCCATAGTTGTTATTACTATCAAATACGTGTGGTAAATGAGCTAAAAATTCATTTCCATAGTTATTTAATTCCAATACCGCTTTAAAATTATCATAGTTTAGATACTCAAATACCAATAGGTAAAAGATTTCTGCAAGTTGTTTAACTGATACTAAGTTAGACCTAAACAGTCCTATTTGAACTAAAGTAAAGAAGTCACTCATATTAGTATAAGTATGCTTTTGTAGTTCAATAATTTCCTTAGACTTTGGTGCAAGTTTAAATATATTAATAATTGAATAGTCTTGCCCCAAACCTTCTGATATATCGACTGATAGAACGCCTCTTATAATTTTTCTATGTATCGGCATAAACACTTCATCATCGTCAATCCATTTTAAATCCTTATAAGAGAATTTCAATTTTCTATCAAATTCATAAATTTGTTCACATTCATAATTCTTTTTATTATTTAGTAATCCCTCTATTGTTGCCTCATTCAATAATGATCTACTTGAATTAATAAATCTAAGACCATATTCTTGGTTAAATGCATCTTCACCACCTATATCTTTGATTGCTTCTTCTTTCCAGGTTGTTGTTTCAGAAATTGCTTGAATTGGAACTTCTAATCCATTTGAATCTACAAATTGAAATGCTTTCGCCATTTGGTCACTACAAGCATCATTATTATAAACTAATATAACATTCTTTTGTGTATCACTATAAAATTTCATTTCAACTTTGGTCAGACTTCCAAATACTTGTTGAGTTTGTTCTAATATTTGTTCTTTAGCAACACCATATTCGTGCATTTTATGAGGATTTAGTCTATAATAGGTAACAAATCTTCCAGGAACTTGATACCAGTAAACTCTCATTGCACGGTAGTTACTTCTTAATGGGTCTCCCTCTGGTCTTTCAGCATCAGTTAATAATCTATAAAATAAATTCATGCCGTTAGGAGTAGAGGTGATAATAATTTTAGAGTTTTCTATAGCTGATACAGTCGGGAATGCAGCGGTATAGTAAGCTTCAATTATATTGGGTGGAATGTGTGCAAATTCATCCATGTAAAGAAAGTCAATGGTAAAACCAATAGCTGGTGTTTTTGTTCTAGCAGAGCTTTTAATTCTACATCCATTATCAAAAATGATGGATCTTTGGTTCCAGTTTTTAATACCAACTTTTAAAAAGAATGGTAATTGTATATAGATTGACTTAATTTTATCTATAATTTCTATGGCGGTGTTTGCAATATTTGCCACAATCATAATATTTTTATCATTATTGAATGTGATAAAGTGAAGCATGGTGATTGCTGCTGATACTGTGTTGTGACTTAATATACCATTTGTATAATATCTATGATCCTTATGATTAATAGTACTATCAAACATAGAAACTTTAAATCCACTATTCTCAACTGATATAACTTTGGATAATCCAATATTGGTTTGAACCTCATTTCCAATTTTCAAATCTTTTACAAATACACCATTATGATTTTCATCGAATACTATATGATTATCGGCACAATTTAAATAATATCCATTACTCAACATTAAATAATACTGTCTATATGGCTGTGTAATATGTATATCGGTCATTTCTACCCAACCTGAATCTGACTTTACAGATAAATTTAAGTTGGATATTGTATTTAATATTTTTTTATTAATATCATTCTCGTCAATATCTACTTTACTATATTCTATCTTTTCTATAACTTCTATTATGAGATATAATATTTTAATTAAATTATTCCTAAAAAAGTTAAACATTTGTCTATTACACTATTTTTATTTTTTCTATACTCAGAATCCCAAACTGTTAGAACTTCAAAGTTATTTTGATTTGCAATATCAATTTTAAACTTATCTTTGTTCCATATTTCTTTTGATGTCGGACCCTTTTCTTTCAAATAAGGATGTGGCTTATCATATTCATTGAACATAATTGGATTAGCGTGATAATAATCACCATTATATTCAATAATTTTTTTTCTTTTCTTGTCACAAAAATCATATACAAAAAATCCTTTTTCTTTTACTGAGATATAAAATTCACTATTCTTTGTAGAGAAGTAAACATCTTTCAATTCAGAAACATCGTAATTATTTATGATATTATAAAATAGTTCTTGACTAATTTTTGAATATCCACATTTTATATTTCCATTTTCCAATAAATTCTTTTGCCATAGATGTTGTCTTTCTTTCCATCTTTTCAGTCCTTTTTCCTCACCGTATTTCTCAATACATTTTTCTAAACTAAATGTCCTTTGTCTATTTGATAAAATTTCTAAGGATTCCTGTTCAGTGAATCCTTTATTTAAATAATATTCCTTTTGTAAGGGTGATACTCTATCTTTCAAAGCTTTTTTAGCAAAGCTTTTTACAACCTCATCTTTATCTTCAACTTCTTTATATTTGGTAAAATCTTTTGAAAATGGACTTCTTGACTTTCTTTCCTCTTCAGTAGTTCTACTTTTATGATTTGGATTTTTATCACCAACATACATATCACGAAACATTTTTTTATATTTATCATCTCTCATATGCTTGCCCATTTTTTCAGTATCAACTTTTGCCATCAATGGCGCACCTGGATATAATTCTTTATATTTCTCAGATGTTATATTGTGATATTTTAGATGTAATCCATATATTCTTTTGGATCTTCTACCACATATACGACAGGTTACTACATCATAGTTATCAATTATTTCAAATTCCATGGTTTTTTATTTTTATATATTAAAATTTTTGGTTCCTGTCTAATAGGTATAGTGCGTTATACAATTTAATTTTAAAATATTCTAATAAATTTAGTGGCCTAATCTCCGAAAGAATTTGGTAGTAAAGGATTCCGAATCTATATATTTGACCACTTTTCAACTCTATCAACGTATTAAATGAGAAGCATTTCCCAATTTGTCTACTTCCACATAAGATACTGAATCTTCCGTTATGATATAAGTCTAAGATATCTTTTTGATATTCTCTTAATTTAATATTATTAATACTTCCATCTTCTGTTTTAACTCGACAATATTTTTCAGCGAAATAATGAATATCTAATTTACATTTAATATATTCTTCTATTTCATCATCGATTAAGGCAAAAGTAAGACCACTTCTTCTAACACCGATTTCATTTTTAAACCATGGATTTTGAAACCTTTTAATGATGTATCCATCGTTAATTTGGTCAGTTATCTCTTGGACATTTTTACTATTGAATATAAATTTCTTTTCTTGAGCTTCTTTTACTGCTGGCATAAAGGAATAGAATCATTTTCAATATATATTGTAAAATTAGATTCTCCAATGAGTGATAAGAAAGAGCAGAAAATAAATGAGCTTCAAAATGAGTTTGAAAGAATTCAAGATGGGTCAAAAGATATAGATATTTCAAAGTATCTGGCTAAAAAAGATGATCTACCTGATTTAGGAGAAATTCAAATTTATGACTATGATGCTGACTTAACGCAGTCTAGTGAGCAAGCTATGGATTTATTAGAGAGTCTAGTAGATTTATATTTAGGAGACGCTAAAAAGGTAGTTGAGCATCCTTATATTAAAAATAAAATGAAAGAAGATGCTTTAGTTTATGCCGAGACTATATTTCTTTCTAAAATGACAAGAAAAAACTTCCTTACACAACTAAGACAGGTTGATAACGGCGATAATAGTGCGAGAATGCATGAAGTTATAAACCAAACCGTATCACAAATTAGAGAAAACTCTAAATTCTCATCTACACAAAGAACTGAGCTCGAAAAGTTCTATAAAGAAACTAGAAAAGATTTAGGTTTAAATGAGTTATCCAATGTTGAATCTATACAAAGTGAGACTGAAAAAGAGAAAGAAGATACTAAAATTATGGATTCAAGGGGCTTGAATGATATGATTGATAAATATTTGAAAAATAAAGGATAATTAGAGCTTATCTAAAATATCTGCCAATTTACTATTAAAAGTTTTACCAGATTTGATATAATTATCTAATAATGTCTCTGTAATATCCTCTTCTTTAGGACCAAAACGTTCCATATCTGCTCTATATTGATTAACATAATCAGAGTCAGCATCATTTTCAAAGAATAAAATGTTACATTCATCTAACCAATCTTCTATATCTGATTGAATTTTATCATAGTTATACATTTCTAATTCCTTCAAATCTTCACAATACTCCATTTTATTATTCATTATTTTAATTAAGGAATTTAAATATTCTTTTTTCTGTTCAAATGTATTTGTTTCATTAATTCTATTTAATTTGAAACTTTCAAATGTTTTAAGAAATGTTAAATATTCAATATTAACTTTCTTACTAACTTTTTTATTAACTAAATTTTCTGATATTTGATTCACTACTAAAACTGGCTTGTTTTCTGAAATGTCTTCTTTGATAACAGATTTCAAACCATCTTCTGTTTTTTTTAATAACATTTTAAGAGTGGTATTAACTTCATCTGCAATTTTCAAAGTATCAAATTGGTTATCATAAAATTCAACAACATTATAAAATTCAACTTCTTCATTGATGAATTTAGTATCATCATTTTTATATCCAGTTAAATGTTGTAGTAATAATCTTATCTTTTTATATTTGATATCATCACTATTTTGGTCATAGAAAGTCTCTGAGATATAATAAAAATTTTTAATTTGTAATCCTTCTTCTTTTAATTTTTGTTCTAGCTTTTCTATAATTTTTAGATAGTTATTTTTTGTTTGTCTTGAACACACAACGAATATATCATCATTAGAATTCTTTAGGTGTAGAATATTATCTAATAAGAATTCTGGTTTCATATCATCTATGATATCTTTATTTAGGAATTCTTGCATTGATATCCCAAGATTACCTAGACTTGAATGTGATATTTTTAATTTAACTTTTAATTTATTTGATAATTCACTTGATAACCAATAGGTAATGCCATTAAAATCGACTTTGTTTCCTTGATTTTTATAGATTCCACTTTTTATTAATTTAAAATCAGATTGGCTTATTTTCAATAAAGGTATATTTGGTTTAGTTTTATCTACTATCCAACAATATTGTTCTAATTTAACCAAGGTATCTAAGTCGAATATATGAGCTCTCATCTTGCGTATTTTTTAATATTTAAAGATGTTTGATGTGGTAAGCCATCCATTCTTGGTCCGTCATATTTTCTTTCATTCCAAGAAACTCCGCCTGATAATTCACTATCAAAACTTTTACATTTTGGGCAAACATCAGGTCTTTTATCTTCTTTGTATTCAAAGGTGGCTTTACACCAAGGGTTTTTACAAATACCTTTTTTTATTTCATCCATAATAGTATATATTAAAATACTATCTCACAAAACCTTTACACAGAGCAAAATCATATAATGTAGGTAAATTAAGATATTTAAGCAATCCCTTTTTAATATCGCCTAATGTTTTTGAATTTTTAATAATCTCAATAATTATAAACCCAAATTCTTCTTGAAAATCTAAATAACAATCAACCCAAGGTCTATTATAATTTTCTAAAAAAATCCACTCTTTGTTACCACCACTTAACCAATATAAACACTTTTCAGGATCTATTTGTATATTATGATTAATTTCTAAGTTCCATAAATTCTTGTCTTCGATATTCATCATAAGTGCGACAGCTTCTGCTAAATCAGTTGTTATTTCTTTTTTAATTTCGAAAAATAGATCTTGATTAGGTTCTTGTGTAATTTTAACATTGTTATTTTTGAAGATTATAACATTGTTTTCTTTTACATCTCTTCTCTTTTTCATAACCTTGAGTTTTTTTTTTATATTTTTACGGATGGGGATGTAATACCACTTATAAACTTACCTTTGAAATTGCCATTTTCAAAAATGCCGTTTTCCCAGATTCCGTAAAAATTACCATTTTTCCAGATCCCATAGTGCCAATTGCCAGAATAAAAGTTACCAGAATTCCAGATAAGGGTCTTATTGATTATTTCAATAGAAGCATCTTCGATCTCGGAGTCGATGATCCAATGGAATCCTTCTTGGTGTAAGATTTTTATAATTATAAATTCTTCTTTAATAGAAGTATCTTTGTAAAATAACTCTTTGTATTTCATAAAATTAATAACATATATATTTTAATTTTTAATAATAAAGTATCGTAAGTGGATTTTTTAAGAAATTTTAAAAAAAAATAATTTTATAGATTCAAAAAACTTTTGTATATTTGTATCTAATATATATCAATATGCGAGTATTATGTATAAAAGACGGACACAGTTCAGATCCAAAAGTAATTCGAGCTTTGAAAGGTTCATATTATCACGTAACTGAGGTTATTGAAAGAAAAGAAACCTTTGAAGGATGTAATATTTTCTATCGAATCTTAGAAACTGGAAAATATTTACAAAGTGCATTATTATTTGTAATTGCACCAGAAGAAAAAGAAGATTCTTGCTTTGAGGATGTTGTAGAAGTCGAAAAAACTGAAAAAGTTAAATCAGCAAAACTGGTTTAACTTATTTTTATTTTAAATTCTGGATTTTTTGCTTTACCTGAATTAGTGTTTTTAGACCAATAAGCAATTAAATAGTCAATTGCCTCATCTACACTAAAGAACTTTTTACTTCCTTTTGTATAAGGTTGCTCTTCTTGTCCTTCAAATTTTTTACTCAAAGATAAGTTCTTTTTATTTTCAATTTCAGTCTCATAAAAGTATATTGTAAGTCCAAATGTAGGACGATTGAATACATTATCTACTAATTTTAACTCAGCTATCACTCTATTATTGTGTATAAATTGAAAATAAGTATCTGATATTTTCTTAGAAGATATATCCCATTTTTTTAATTTACTACTCTCTTTACTTCCGGAAAAGAAAGGCTTTAAACCTGAAAAGGTTTTTTTTAATTTGGAAGAAAAATCTCCTAATAAGCCTTCATTGAAAGAATCAAAATTTTTGATATACATATCAGTTTTTTATTTTAATTATATATTAAAAAAGATTTTCTAAATTTTGTGTTTTATTAATTTAATATATAATCAAAATAAATGTATCATTTTAGTATGAAATATCTAAAATCTCAAAACTTATATAAATCTGAAATCGAAACAAAATTAAATGAAGCAGTAGCAGATGCTTTTGGTAATGATATTACATGGGGTGGGTCACTTCTTGGAAGATTAATAAATTCTAGTATTAGAAAATTAAAAATCGGATATAATTATACTAAAGTTAATAATTTAGTAAACCTTGTTAAGGAAGAATTAAATGCTTTACTCGGAGTTTATTTACCGGATGATAAACAAAAAGAAGAATTTGGAAACTTACTTGCTAGAAGAATTCTAGAAAAAATATACAATGAGTCTACTGGTGATAAAGATGTTAAGGAAAAATTAGAAATTCTACTTGGTACTCCAACTACAGAAGGTCTTATTGATCAAGTTATTGAAGAAGTAAAAAAGGTTGAAATGCCAAATAAGGAAGTCTTGATACAAAAGTTAGAAAAATTCAAAGAAGATTTGCTTAAGTTAAAAGAAGAAGGTGATAAAGAAAAAGATGAAACATCTGGATCAGAAGATGAGAAGTCTAAAGCTGCTAAAGTATTCTATCAAAACTCTAAAAATTTATTAATTGCAGTATCAAGAATACACTTAGATATTAAGAATAATACTGTTAAACTTGATATAAAAGTTAGTGATAATGTTGGAGTTAGAGCAGGAACATTTTTTGATGAAGAAAAATATAAGAAAATGAGAACTAATTCAGTTAATGATGTTAATGCAAAGTTAGCTGAGGCGAAAAAAGCTGTTACTATATTTACTACCAAGAAAGACCAAGGAAAAATAAATTTTTATACTCAAGAGGTAAAAAATTTGACTAAAAGATTGGAAACACTTCAAGGAAAAAAAGTTACACCTAAACCTGAAGCTGAAAAGCCTGGTGAATCATCTATTCCTGAGTCAATGATTTATCTTATGAACGAAGCTTCTGCTAATATCAAAGATCAAGAGTTACACGCAAAAGCAGCTTGGAAAAAAGTTGTGAATGCTTATAATAAATCTGGAATTTCAAAATTTATACCTTATATAGACTCTTTAATTAATGCTACTGGTATTGATAAAATAAAAGAGTCAAAAGTAAAAATACTTGAAATCGGTAGACAAGTTGTTATAAATTATGATAATGTTGGTAAGCCAATATCATTCGATGAATTAATCACAGAAGAACAAGGTCCATCTGTAAATGATGTTGCCAAATCAATTTCCTTATTCGGTAGAGTTTTATTAGCTTTTTCAGAAGATTTAGGTCTTTTAGGTGCGTATGGTGCTTCTGGTGATACTGGTGGTGCAACTAATCATATAAAACTTTTCGTCACATCTTTCAATGAGATGAACAAGTCTTATCCAGTTATTAAAAAAGAATCTGTAATTCTTGATTACTCATCTTTTGTTTTAATAAAAGAGGCGGATGAAGATAACGTTGATTTAGATGAAAGCGATACTGATAAAAATGAACCGGTTGAAGACACAAAAGAAACTACAACTGAAGTTGAGGGTGATAGTGTTAAGAAGTCTTGGTTTAAGTTTTTTAAACCAGGTGAAGAAAAAGAATGGAAGGTTACCGATAGTGATGTGAAATTAAGAGAAGACATTGAAAAATCAGCTGATAAAGAAGTAAATTTAAAAGCAAGCGATGCGGTAAATGATGATCATATAATTAAAATCGTAAATCTTTTTGGAAGAGCCTATAGACTTTACGCAACAGATTACATACCATCTGGTCGTCCTGGTGGAATTATTTCACAGAAGACTTTAAGAGAATATGAATATATAGGAAAAGGTTCAACAAGGACTCAACCATCTGGAACAGGTATATCGGTTGACTTTGGTCCTTGGGCAGCGAAAAGAGTATATGATAAATGGCAAGATGGTATAACAAAATTATTAGAAGATAAGTATTATAGAAAAATTTTGGCTAACATTAAATTTGTTTCAGAGGCAGAATCAACAACCGGCACACCTATGGGTCAAAAAACACAGAGATCTGGTAAAACTTTATTTAGTTTTATAAATGATATGTTAGCTCACGAGGGTGATTTCAAAAATCATAGACAAAACATATTTATAAAATATTTTGGTGTAGAATCATCTACAAGTGGTGGAGAAATTGAAAACTTAGATAAAACTCCAAGATTTGATCCATCCATACCAAAAGAAGACCAAGGTGATAAAAACGATCCTTTCTTTAGTAGCGCAGTTGATACTTTTAAAACTAAGAATTTAAAACTATCTAATTTAAATGATAAGGTTTTAAAAGTAACTACAGATAATGCGGTATTCATAGTTTACCCATTTAAATCAGCAAAAGATGGTGAATGGGTGATGTTCAAATATCAAGTAAGTTCTAAAGATAATCCTTCACAATCTTTAGTAACAGATGCTTTAAAGGAAAAGAAACTTAAAATTGAATCTATCGAAGATAAAAAAGTAAATGGTATTCAATATAAATCAAAAATGGACTTTAATGTAGGATATGCTATTATGAAGGGCAATACATTCACAGTAGGAAACAAATTTGTATTTAAATATGTTTCTTTAGATAATGTTGGTGATGTTAAGGACTACACAATGAATGTCAAAAAGATTGAGTATCTAGTTGTACCGACTAATTTCAAAGATAGAAAAGGTGTTGAAAAGCAACAACTTGATTTATTGACTATCAAAAAATTACCAGCGCCTTATCTTATACCTAATGAAAAAAATGATGATATATTAAAATCATTCCAATCAAGTAAGTAAAATGATAAAGAAGTATAAAGATTTTATAAGTGAAAAATTTATTATTGACCAAAATGATCCAGCTGAATTTGCAGCAGATAAAACAAGCTTTAATAAGTTAGAGGCAGATGTTAAAGAGTTTATGACTAAAAGAGTAACTCTTGATAATATCTATATTACGTATAAAGATGAGAAAGATTTAATTAATAAGTTATTTGCTCAGAAGTTTATTCCACAGAATACAGGAGATAAGAAGAAGATTAAATTTAATAATCCTCTATTTGGTTTATATGCGCAAGCAGCTGAGAAGAAAAGAGAATTAAAAAATATTCAGGATGACTTAGATACACAGAAGGATACATTATCTACTAGACAGTCTGATATTGCATCTAATCCAGATAATAAAGACTCTTTACAAAATGACGTTGATTACACACAATCAAAAATTGGCGATTTGAATGATAAGATATCTAAAATTAAAAATGAGATTGTTACACTTGAAAGAAATACAAGAGATAAATTAAAACAGATGCAGAAGGATTTAGTTAATAATAAAAAAAGAATAGATTATTTTATGAAAACTAAATAAAATGAGAAAAAATCTGATTTTAAAATATAATATATAAGTTAATAAAAATAAACATTTTAATATGGCTATTCAAATAAGCAAGTATAAAAGACCTGGCATCTTCATAGAAGAGTATGATAGATCAATTATTACCAGCCCTATAACTCAAGGGTTAAACACTTTGGTTGTTGGTTTCTCTAAAAAAGGACCAGTTAATACACCTGTATTATTAACCAATACTAATGATTTAACCAATATATTTGGTGATATTGATAGAGGTTTAGAAAGAAAAGGATCTTTCTTCCACAGAACTATTACTAAGATGTTAGAGTCTAGTCCAGTATATGCTCTTAATCTATTAGCTACTGATGATAATTTAGATACTATCCAATATAAATCATTATCAGCAGCAACTGATAAATCAAATGGAGATATACTTTCAAATTCCTACAGAAAGTTCTTCAATACTACAGGTTTCTGGAAAAGAGACACTGAAGCATTCCTTAATCTCACTAAAGATGATAGTGATTATAGTAATGTTGTACTTAGTATGACTAACCTTTCTGATAAGCCAGTGAGCATATTTGTATTCAAATCAAATGCAATTGGTTTTGATGTTAGTTTAACTACTTGGTATGGTTCTAATGATTTAATACCGCCATATTTGAATCCAAATGACTATGCTTCTGATTATTTAGTAGATGTTGTTGTTGTAGCCGGAGATTGGTCAAATTATAAAAGCTTATCAGTTGACCCAAGATGGTCATCATATTTCACATCAACTGGTCTTATCACAAGCCAAGTTGGTAACTTTACTAATGATAGAAACGTTAATTTATTAGCATATTATGAAGGTTTATCTTTAATCCCTTATTTCAGAGATTTAAATGGTAAGAATATCTTTGTTGAAACTATTGTTAACTTAGATACTGATAAAACTGGTGTGTTCTGCACATTCAACATTGATTTAGTTGAAACAGATTATTCAA